AGGGCTTTGTAGCCCCGGTGTCGACCATCTGTCGAGATGGCGTCGATGCGTCATGGCTTCGGGTACAAGACCCGGAGGCGGCGGTGCCTCCATGGCCCCGTCCGCGACCCCTCGCGGGCTATGCCGCCCGTCCAAACAAGCGTGGACCTACGCGCTTTGGTTCTCGACCTGAGACGGAAGCCGTGCTGGGAAGCATGGCTCTCCTTTCGGAAAACACTTACCTGATTCAGCGTTATTGGGGCGTGTTCCAACACGTTCTGAGAGGATGGTCAGAGTGGGCCGTGACTGGCCCGGATCCGCAGTTGAAAGAGCGGACCCAAGCGGTCTCAGGTCATATCGGTTGTATTCAGGAGCCTGGAATGAAGGCACGGTTCGTCGCCGTGCCCCTGGTACCATTCCAGTTAGCCTTGGAGCCGCTTGGCGACTTCTTGTTCAGTCGACTACGGTCGATACCGCAGGACTACTGCCATGACCAGGCAGCGGGCGTCGCTCGGATATCCAGGGCTTTGAAAGACGGCACTGTTTGTCACAGTGTCGACCTCTCGGATGCGTCGAATCACACTCCTTGGAATGCCATTAGCTGGGTGTTGACCTGGATTCAGGTCCCCGCGCAACAGGTTTCCCTGTTGCATGCCATAACATCCGGCAAGTGGATGACGGAGTACTCCCCCTCTGGTTTCCTGGTTTGTAGAACCGGAGTGCCGTTGGGCTTGTATCCCTGTTTCGCCGCATTCTCGTTGCTCCTCCACAGTATTGTCCGATCGTGCATCGTTGCCGCCTCGCGCGAGCGAGGTGGCGGGGTGTATCGTGACGATTGGGGCCGTTGGCACATCCCCCCTGACGAAGGGGATGTGTACGCCCTTCTAGGTGACGACCTTGTCATCTGGGACTCTGTGGTTATGGAAAAGGTGCGGGTGGTGTTTGCGCTCTTAGACATCCCCATCGCGGAGGCGAAATCGATTACTTCGCCTTTGGTGGGGGAGTTCGGTGGCAAGATCATCTTTGCAGATGGTCCCATAACTGGATTCAAGTACCGCGTGTTTAATGATAACGCGGCGTACGACTTGATCCGCGCCTACGGATACAGAAGGGCGATGGCCCTTATCTCTCCGAAGATGCGGGTGTTGGTTGACAAGTTCGTTGGGCTTCCCGAGCCCTACGGGCTAGATATCAACCCCAGAGGGGTTCCGCTTAGAAATCGTGAACTCCAGTATCAGTTCTTGGTTCGCCAAGAGCGCATGCTGTCGTATGCCGATGCAGTGTCCATGGCAACCTCCCTTCATTCGCACATTTATCACGCGCAAATGGGGGGGCACTCTGTACCAGACCCAGACATGGGCCTGGGCACGTCCGACCAGGACGTGCTTGCAGGGGTGCGGGCGTTGTTCCCGGGGTGGCGTTCAAATGAGTACCAACTCGTTGCCAACGTCATCCTGAGGGGCGATGAAGCCCCAGGCGGTCTAACCCTGCCATTAACGGCAGAACAGCGTAAGGCTGTTGCCGTTGTTCGGCGCAGATACTCGAAGCGGGTCCGGAATCAATACGAAGTCCGTCTGTCCGACTGGCTTCGTTCACTTGATTCCCTCGGAACGTATGCGGACGCGTACTTTCGTACGCGCTGAACCGGC